GGGTTCTCCATGGTGGTCAACCTCAAGAAAGACTCAGGCTACGCTGACACGCTTTTCGGCAACACCATGTGGACCGCGATGTGCGTTGCATACTGCGTCGAGTGGACAGAGCTCTACATATTACTCCTAAAAGGCGACGATAACGGCATACACGGGGAAGGACTGAAGCTTAACAAAGAGCGTATAGCTGAGCTCGAATCCATAGGATGCAAATGGAAGTTCGCTTTCACGCAAGTCCTTTCCTTCTGCAATTTCTTCTACACAGCCGTCGGTGCACTCCCTGATGTCTTGCAGAGAATGACCAAATTGCTCAGCCGCAAGTTCTTCACTATCCAAGAGGCCATCGCTTACCACACCTCTATGGCTGACCAAATTTCCAACATAGACACTACGGTCAAGTATGAGGCTTCCATCCTCTGCATGTCTCAGTACTACAAGCTACCGTACAATGAGTGCAAGCTCTTGACCGACAACTTCTTCACCTTAGTCAACGAGGGTCCAGATGTTTTCGCGAAGAGACTGGTCAGAGACAATTACTTTTCATCTACGAGGGACGGTTACTGAAGATCGTAATTATTATTTCATTTAAAATGCAACGCGCCATCTGTGAAAACTTAGCCCAACAATACACCCAACTGCGAATCAACGATATAGTGGAGATTGTTTATCACCACTCTATCCTTGATGGAGCCGACAACCCACTTCTTGTGCAAACACGTGCGGCTATTGATTGTCAACGAAGAGTCGATTTCTTCTCTAAGGGAAAGAATGGGCTCTTCGACGGTGGTCTTATCAAAGCACACGCTGTCCCTGAATACTCTTACACCAAGCTTGCCAGGTTGGCACAACGAGACGAAGACGAACCTGTCAGCCGTGACACTGGCCCCTCTCGTGCAACATCCGTGCTGTCAATGGCAACAGTTGGAAGCGACTGTAGCATTGATCCTGACGACATTCTTGCGGACATACAATCTTTCGAGCACAAGTCAGCTGAAGCCCAACGTGCTTTCAACAGCTCGTTCAAGGGCAAATTCCATCAACTCGCTTTGCGAGCTTCCCTTCGAGGAAGAGAAATGCTTCCAGGAGTCAAACAGTACAAAGTCGCGGTCAAAGAGCTTAAAGACGCGATTTCGTCTGACCCTTCGCGCCAGAGAAAGGAAAGCATTGCGCAGGCTCTACAACTCCTTGCGCAGCTTAACCTACCTGACAATGAGGACTCTGACTTAAGTCGTGTCAAAGACCTC